ATGGCCGAATGGATTAAAGTTGAGCTTCACCTACCGGAAAAACCCGAGGTTTTGCTGATCGCCGAGGCGACGAAGATGGACACGAATGCGGTGGTCGGGGCGCTCATCAAGGTGTGGGGCTGGGCGTCACGCAATTGTAACGCTGACGGCGTTACAACAATCGCGGCGTTTGCACATTTGAACAAATTGGCGGAGCGCGAGGGCTTCGCCGAAAGCATGGTCGAAGCGGGGTGGTTGCGCGTGAAAGATGCAAAAATCACCTTCGTGAACTTTGACCGCCATTGCAGTCAAACCGCTAAGGAAAGGGCGCTTATGGGTCGGAGAGTCACGAAGCATCGCAGTAACGGTGATGTAACGGAAGTGAAACGCTCAGACCGTTACAAAAGCGTTACCAGATTAGATAAGAATAAAGAGCGGTCTTGCGACCGCTTCATTCCCACCTGCGTATGACAACACTCCCCAAGATTATCCAGATGGCACCCAGCGTCCCATTGAACGAAACGGCAGAGAAGGCCGCGATCTCGTGCATCCTGCAAAATTTCGAGTGCCTGAGGGTCATGTCATGGCCGGAGGATTTGTTTTTTACCGAGGCGCACAAAATCATTCTGACCACGGCGAAGGAACTCGCCGACACCGGCATGGCGACCGATCCCTTCGCGGTGCAATCGCGGCTGGAGCAGAAGGGTCTGCTCGATGCCGTCGGGGGGATGCACCATTTCACCGATCTGATGGACTTCATGCCGACGGGCGATGCCAAGACGGCGGCATGGCACCGGAGCGCGCTGATGGACGCGGCGAGGTATCGCCGGGCCTTGGCGGCGGTGCGTGAGGCTGAGGGGGCTTTCCTGCGACAGGAGGGAGACATTGCCAGCGTGTCGCTCGAGCTTTCCGAAGCGGCAATGATGGTGGACCGCCCGAGGGTTTCGACCAGAGACCTTCTGACGAAGCTCACGGAAGAACTCGAAAACCACACGCCTGCGGAGGCGTTTGGGACAGGGATCGAATGGCTGGACCGTGTGACGAATGGCGGCGTCAAGCGGGGGGAACTCCTGACGATTGGCGCGCCGACCTCGGGCGGTAAGTCGATCCTGCTCCTTCAGATGGCGGTGCAGGCGGTTCTGGCTAGCAAAAAGGTGGCGGTCTTCAGCTTGGAGATGCCGGCAACCCAAGTCCTCGCTCGCATGGTCTCGCACCTGGCGGGCTTCAATGTGGGGATCTTCCGAATGGCTGGGTCCAAGGGTTCGGTGAACAAGGACATGCTGGCGAAATTCAACTCGGCGTCGGCTTTGCTTTCGCAGTCGGGCCTCGTGGTGGAGTCGGGATTCACCGACATGGAATCAATCGATGCCTCGGCGCGTGACCTTGCAGGCAAGGGAAACGCTGACCTCGTGATCGTGGATTATGTCCAGCTTGTTCACTTGAGAGCCATGGCCTCGAACGAGACACGCGAGCAGCATGTCTCGGAGATCACCCGGCGGCTCAAGGCGCTGGCCTTGCAGCTCAACATCGCGGTCGCCACGGCGTCCCAGCTCAACGAGGACGGCAAACTGCGAGAGTCCCGCGCCATCGGGATGCACTCGGACCATGTGTGGATGATCAAGCACGAGGACAAGTCGTTCATTTCACTCGACAAAAACCGCGACGGCGAGCGCGGCCACGCGGTGCCGGTCCACATGGACGGCGCCCTCGCCAAATTTACCCAACTACAATCATGAAACTATACATCGGCATCGACCCCGGCTTGTCCGGCGGCATCGCATTCATACCAACCAGCGGCGAACCGTGGGCGCACAAAATGCCCGAGACCGACCGCGACCTCATCGACCTCATTCGCGACTCGATCAACCTGTTCGACGCGCGGGCGGTCATCGAATTGGTGCATTCCAGCCCGCAGATGGGCGTGAAAAGCGCGTTCACCTTCGGGGAGGGGTATGGACGCCTTCAGATGGCGTTGACGGCGCTGGGCGTGCCCTACGAGCGCATTCGCCCAGCCGCTTGGCAGAAGGCCATGGGATGTCTCACCAAAGGCGACAAGAATGTGAGCAAGCGCCGCGCACAGGAGCTTTTCCCTGCCATCAAGGTGACGCACGCCATCGCGGACGCTTTGTTGATTGGGGAATACGCCAGGAGGGCTGGGAAGTGACCAAGAACGCCGACCATGACTACGGCTACCGCGCGCTGGCCGCTCGGATCATACTCGAAGCCTACGAGGACATTGACCGCAAGACGGATTACAAAAGCCAATACGCCACGATGGTCGCGCAGGACGCCAAGGACAGCGCGGCCCGATTTTTCAAGAGCCCTTGGTTCCTCGAGATCGCCGAGGGCTTAAAACTCTCCGGACCAAAAATCAAAACCGCCGCATTAAAATGAACCCACACGCCCACCCAACATTCCCATCCGAGGCCGACCGGCTCCACGCGGCCGGTGCGGTTTACCATCACGACTATGCTGGCGAGATCGACACCGAGGAGGAGATCCTTGCCGACATGTTAGGCGTCACGCCCAAGCAGGCGAGGGGAGTGATGGAGCACACTGAGGCCGAGGTCCGGCGCTCGCAATCGCTGATCCTCGGCAAGGTGGTCGGCATGCTCCTCGAGACGAGCAACCTGCCGGTCATGGCCCACGCCTTGGCATTCGCGGCCGGCCTTGATCAACTCAACGGCAAACGCTCCCAGGCTGAGGTCGCGCGGGAGTTAGGCGTTACCCGCGCGCTGGTGAGCCATTATGTCATCGGGGTGCGAGATGTCCTCAGCGGCAAGCGTGAGACATTCGACTGCACCAAGTTCCGAAAATCCAATTCCTCCCGAAAGACCTTTCGAGACAAGGCGCTCTCGCCTTTCCTCGAAGCCAAGCGCGCGGCTATGGCACGCAAGAAACAACAACAACCAGACACCACCACATGCAACTGATCGACACCACCATGGTCACGCTCTCCGGCTTGACCCTACCCACCACCCTCAGCAAAGAGGATTGGACAGACATCCACAGCCAGCTTCTCCTTTGCAAGAAGGCAGCAGCCAAGTGGCTCCAACAATCCCGCGACTACTCGACCGACAAGTGGGGCATGGAGTTCACCGCGGACACCGAGGCACAGCTCGAGCTGGATCTCGGCCTCGCCCTACCCGAAGCCAAGCCCGCCCTCAACCCGGCAGACAAGACCCGCGCCATCCTGACCATCGAAGGGCTCAGCATGAAGTTTGAAATGTGGCAGCGCAAGATGAACGCCGAGATCGCCGAGTGGGACGCCGACCGGCTCAACCGCGCGCTCGAACTCCTCACGCCGTTCGAGCAGGAGGCCAAGCGCATTCGGTCGCTCATCGGAGGGGGTGGGCATGGGAACCCTACCAACTGACTGAGCCATCGCAGTTTGCCAGTCGCTCGTTAGTTTCGTGTGAGCAATAAAATTCCCATTTCCCTATAATGACACCCAAGAAAACCCAAAAGAGGGGCAAGGGTCGCCCGCGCAATCCGGTGACGGATCGCATTGCCGACGAGCTTGCTGTAACGAAACGGCAGGCTCGCAACCTCGCCGCCGAGTCCGAGACCACCGGTCTTCCCGTGGAGGACATGAAGGCGGCGAGGCTGAGGAAGCTCAAGCTCGAGGGCGACCGGATCGAGTATCTCTTGGAGGTGACGAAGGGGAAGCACATTGCTGTCGAGAAAGTAAAGGAAGAAAACTTCGCTCTCGGCATGGCGGTAAAGGCTCAACTCTTTTCATGGAGAGGCGCATTGCCTGGCAGGCTTGAGGGGCTATCCGCCGCTCAGATGGAGCCAATTTTAGATGATGAAATAAACCGCGTTTTAAAAATACTTTCCGACGAATGATCGCAGAATTCTTCAAACTCGGAGTCAACCCCGGCGAGCGGCTCAGTCCGGTGCAATGGATGTCTCGGCATGTCGTCGTCCCGCATTCGGCTCGGAATACGCAATTCGATTCCACGACAGCGCAATGGATGAACGAGCCGATCGAGGAAATCGCCAAAGACACCAACGACGAAATCATCATTTGCGCGCCTGTCGGCAGTGGCAAGACAACGCTTTTCGAGGCGTTGTTGGCATGGATCATCAGCGAAAACCCCGGCCCGACATTGGTGACCGGCCAGACCGACAAGACCGCCAAGCAGTGGGCCGAGTCGCGCCTCGGTCCGATGCTGGAAGCCATCCCCTCCGTCGCAAAGCTCTTCCCGAAAGACCGGCACCAGAAGCGCAAGACGGAGATCCTCTTTCCCCACATGCCCCTCTTCATCGGCGGCGCCAACCTCACCAGCCTACAGGAAAAATCCATCCGGTGGGCTATCGCTGACGAGGTGTGGCGTTGGAAGCGCGGCATGCTGGAGGAATTCCGCCGGCGAACTCACGACCGATGGAATGCCCGCCGCATCCTCGTCTCGCAAGGTGGAGAGGAAGGCGACGATTTCCACGACGCGGAAGACCTCTGCGAAAAACGAGAATTCTCCTGGCAGTGCCTATGCGGCGAGGTGCATCCGTGGGATTTCAAAAACATCGCTTTCGACCGAGAGACCGATGCCAATGGCGCCATGCTCTGGGATCGCGTGGCCAAGAGCGCGCGGCTCGTCTGCCCGACCTGCTCGCACGAATACATGGACGATCCCCGCATCCGCCGCGCCCTCTCCTCCGGCTCCCGCTACATCGTGAAGTCGCACGGCGCGCCAGGGCGAATCGCTTTCCAC